GGAGGAGAATGTCTCGTATACGCGAAAGAACGGGTTCTCTAAGGCTAGCCTGATTCTGCCGGGGTCTCTAAGCCAAATCATCTTCAAGACCTATGCGCAGTTCTTGAACAACGATACGATTCTTGAGGGCGCGGAGTTGGGTAGCCGGGATCCCAAGTGGATCAATATTGGGACGTGGTGCGACGAATATCTGATTGGGCCAGAGCTTCTGGCTACCCTGCGTTTCCGTTTAGCCACCCGTAATGCCAAGATGATTGTGACGTTCACCCCTATTGATGGGTATACGGAAGTGGTGCGGGATTATATCGAGGGTGCGCGGACGTTGGAGAGCCGGGAAGCTGAGCTTCTGGACAACCGCAGGGTTCCTTATACGCAGGAGTCTAAGAACCGGAGTGCGTACATCATCTACTTCCACAGCCGCGACAATCCGTTTGGCGGATATGATCGTATTGCGGAGGATCTGAAGAACCGTCCCGAGGACGAGATATTATGCCGCGCCTACGGCGTTCCGACGAAGAGCAAGAGTACCCAGTTCCCCAACTTCTCGATAGAGGTGAACGTCGTACCGCATGAGAAGATCCCCACCAAGGGGGTTACGCGGTACATGATCCTTGACCCCGCTGGTCGAAAGAACTGGTTCATGGCTTGGGTTGCCGTTGATGAGAGCGGTACATTCTGGGTCTACCGGGAATGGCCGGATGTCAACGTGGGGGATTGGGCCAAGTGGCATGGCGGGAAGTGGATTGGCGGCGAAGGCTCTAAGGGACTAGGATACGGCATCCGCGATTATGTGGAGTTGATTGGTAACTTGGAGGAAGGCGAAACTGTCTTTGAGCGGCTGATTGACCCACGCTTGGGTGCCGCGAAGTATCAGACGCAGAACGGGGCATCGTCCATTATCGAGGACTTGGCGGATGCGGGGCTAGTGTTTGTTCCCGCGCCGGGGCTAGACATCGAGGATGGTTTACAGGCGTTGCAGACCAAGATGGCCTACAATCGCAAGACACCGATGGATAGCGTCAACCGCCCGCACTTCTACATCTCTGACCGCTGTCAGAACATCATCACCGCCCTACAGGAGTATACGTCCGAGGGTGGGCCTGATGAGGCATGGAAAGACCCTGTAGACGTAATCCGATATGCCGCGATTGATGGCATCCGTTACGTTGATGAGAAGAGTTTTAACACCAACCGTCGCAAATCTGGAGGATACTAATGGAACCTATCAATACCCCCGTCATCGCGCTGGCTGACAAGCTGGGCGTTCCCGTCAACAAGCTACTGGAGATCAAGAACCTCAAGCTCGTCAAGGGCGAGCATTACACAGGCTACGGCAAAAACACCTACTTCACGCCCAAGGGTGTTGAGGAAGTGGAGCTTGCGTTGGAGATTCCGCTGGCTGTACCGGACAAGCTGAACGGCACGGTGCTTAGTCCTGCACGCAACCCAGACTGGGTGATGGTAAAGCTGGAGCACAAGGACGGCAAGATCCCGGTGAAGATTGGCCGTAAGTTCCGTGGTAAACTTATCGGCAAGAGAATCTTAATCGACGCTATTACGGACGCTAGCGGGTCCACTACCTATCGTCATGCAGAACTCCGAGGATGATCCAACGTCCAATCGGGAGTGGCTTGCCGAGCAGGTAGATCGCCTGCTTGGGTTTGAGATATTGCATCGGTCGATTCACGCAACGTATCAACCTCTAGAAGCCACAGCACTCTCCGACAAAACCGGAATAGACCGCAACGCGGCTAAACGGATTATCAACAACTTACGCAAAACGCTACATGACCACCGAAGATAATACCGAGGCTCTGACTTACGCCGCGAACAAGCCGAACGTCAAGGCTCTGGTTGATGCCTTCGACCGTACTGCCAACGATCTGGAGTTTTACTTCGATCAATGCCGCGACAGCTACGACTATCGCCGCAACATTTGGCCGGGTAAGTCTGACGATCTTCGTAAGCATGGGCCGGAAGCGTTTCCGTGGGATGGTGCTGCGGACAACGAGGCACACGTCATCAATGAAAGAATAAACCGTTACATTGCTTTGTTCATGTCGGCTATGGTGCGTGCGAACATCCGCGCCTATCCGGTGGAGATGGGAGACCTTGGTCGCGCCCGCACGGTAAGTGCGTTCCTCAAGTGGATGGTGGCTTCCTACATCCCCGGTTTTAAGCGGCAGATGGAGTTGGGTGCCAACTACCTTCTGGAGCGCGGGCTGTGCATTACCTACGTTGGCTGGCAGCGCGAGGACCGCACGTTTAAACAGACGCTAACCCTCGACCAGTTGATGGCGGTTAGCCCCGATGTTGTGCGGATGATTCTGGAGAAGGAGAACGACTCGCAGATGGTGGCCCTTCTTCAGCAGCAGTTTAACAACATTCCCGAGAAGAAGGCCAAGCGCATCCTTAACGACTTGCGCAAGACTGGCCGCGCCGAGTTCCCGATTGTTCGCCGCAGCGTTGACCGTCCTTGGGTACAGGTGGTGGCTCCCGATGGGGATGTCCTGTTCCCGGCCTATGCTACGGACCCGCAGCGTGCTCCGTATTGCTTCTGGCGTACCCTGATGACTGCTCAGGAATTGCGTAACAAGATTAGCTCCGAAGGCTGGGACGCCGACTGGGTGGAGTATGTAATCGAGAACTGCAAAGAAGCGGGAGACCCCCTCCGGTTGGAACGCCGCAATCAGTTCACTTACACCACAGTAACCTACGATGCGTCGGAGTTGTATGAAGTAGTCTATGGCTACCAGCGACTAATCGACGAAGAAGACAACTCGGAGGGGATCTACTGCACGGTGTTTCATCGTGAAGTGTATGGCAAGCAGGAAGTTCCTGACTTTGCGAAGTTTGAACTGATGAATGGCTACGAGGACTACCCCTTCGTTGTCACCAAGCTGTCTGAAGACAACAAGCGTCTCTACGACATTCAGTCGGTGCCGGAACTGCTGAAGGGCATCCAATGGCAGGTAAAGACGGAGCGTGATAGCCGCACGGATCGCAATAGTCTTGCGACGATGCCGCCGATCATGCATCCTGTCGGCAATGCACCATCCGACTGGGGACCGGGACGTTACATTCCTTACCGTCGCGCTGGGGAGTTTCAATTTGGTCCCACGCCCCCATATAATCCCGGCTCCGTTGAAATGGAGCGAACCCAGCTTGAGCAAGCCGACAAGATTCTGGGACTGGATGTTGGCAACCCGCTCTCAAGCGTTCAGCAGCAATACTTCGTTGATAAGTTCCTCACGCACGTCCGCGATGTACTACGTCTCGCTTACAAGTGTTTCCAGCGTTTCGGCCCCGACGAAGTGTTCTTCCGTGTCACGGGCGTTTCGGACCCGCAGCGTTTCAACAAGGGCGACCCGAACGAGAACTTCGACATCATCATCAATTATGACGTTCTTCAAAATGATCCGGAAAGCGTTGAAGCGCAGCTACAACAGTTTTCGGCACTCCTGCAACTCGACCGCAACGGTCGTATGGATGTCGATATGCTTCTGGAGTTGGGGGCTGCGGCAATCAATCCTGTTGTCGCGGACTCCATACTTCGACCCGCTGGCCAAGCCCAAGACCAAATCACGAAGCAAGTCACCGACGACCTCTCCAAGATCTACGCAGGCATTGAAGTTGGTGCGCGTCCGAACGGAGCGCAAATCGCTCTTCAAGTGATCCAGTCGTACACTCAGCAGCCTGATGTTAGCCAGCGGTTGCAGAACGACCAAGCCTTCCAAGCCCGCTTCCAGAAGTACGTCCAGCAATATCAGTTCCAGATGACACAGGCCCAGAACGCCCAGATTGGTCGTATTGGTACTACCCCTGCCGCGATGGGTGAAACTAATACCCAGACCATGCAGCAGACTCCGACTGCCTAATGAACAAGACCGATAGCCTCGACTCGCTCATTCACATCGACGCCTATGTCGATTTCCTTCAAGGGATTTACGCTATCCGTGAATCCCTGATTCAGCAGATGCACGATGTCCCATCTGATCGCATCCAGCAGATTAGCGGACGTATCCTCCAATGCGACGACATCCTGTCCATGGGTGGGTATGAACGTCTTGTTTCTCGTAGAGGTAATGTCTGACATATTGGACGCTACTTATTGTAGCGTCAGTTATGTCTGACGTAGCCGCTTAACAAGCGGCGGAACAACTGAAATAAAAGAAACCCCTTAAAAGAAAGGGGGATTGTTAAGGGGGAGAAAAAGTGGCTGTCAAGCCTTTTTTCACATCCCATAACCAATACGTAATTTCTCGTTCCCTGTGCTGTGGTATATTCCCACTATCGCCAACGCGAGGCGTTAAAACGCGGAAAACCAACTATGTCAGATGAAGCACCGTCCGTCGCCGGGGACGCTAAAACTTCGGTGGTGTCAGAAAAGTCTAATATTACAGCGAGTGAATACGCTACTCGCCGTTTTGGTGAATTGAAGGTTAAGCCGGATGGGGCGTTGAACCCCGCCAGCCGCCCTCAGTCCGCCAGCCAATCCGCGCCAGCGGCACAGGAGGAACAGGAGCAGGCGAGCAACGACCAAGCTTCTACCCCCAATGCTCAAGGCAAGGACGTTCCTTCACAGGTCGAACTCTCGGAGCTTTCCGACGAGGAGATTCAAGAACTAGCTCAGAAGGGCAAGTCTGGGCTGCTGAAGCGCATTGCTGAACTTACGGCCAAGCGAAAGCTAGCTGAGGAAAAGGCGGCGCAACTGGAAGCCTACATGGCCCAGCAGCAGAACAACAAGCCCCTTGAGCCGAAGGTCGAGAACAACCCCTACGAGAACATTACATCTTTTGAAGACTTGGGCAAAAAGGCCCAAGAGGTGAATGATGTTGTTGAGTGGGCAGAGGATGTTCTGGATCGCGCCGAAACCCTTGGCTACGAAGATATTGCAGCTACGGTTGATGGCCGCGAACTGACTAAGGCTCAGGTAAAGGAGACGCTTCGCAACGCCCGCAAGGCCCGCGATAAGTACCTCCCGGCACAGAAGAAGGAGATCGAAATCGCCTCACAGCGTAAGGGTCTTCGTTCTGCTTTTGAGCAGCAGGCAGTCAAAGAGCTTGAGTGGCTTTCCACTCAGGAAGATAATGACACTAAACGCCAGTTCTTTGCGATGCTGAATGATCCGCGTCTTAAGGACGTGGAGAAGGCAATGCCCGAAATTGCCCCTCAGCTTCCCTATCTCCTAGCCCACGCCGCGAACTCTATGTTCGCCCGTAAGGCTATCCCGTTGGATGGCAAGCCGTCCCCCAAGCTCACCCCTCCCGGTGCGCCTTCGTCCGCAGCAGCGGCAGGGGATCGGACGCCTACTCAGGGAGAACGCAACGTGAAGGAAGTCTCTAAGCGATTGGCCGATTCTGGCAGCGTAAGTGACTTCATCGCCCTTCGTGCAGCACAACTCTCTAAACGCAAGTAAACTACTACTACAATGTCTTTCTCTAATACCTACGATACGACCAATCCGGGTTCGGCGGTTTCTAACCGCGAAGACCTTCTCGATGTCCTGACGATCCTCGCCCCCGAGGAGACTCCGGTTCTCTCGTCCGCTGCTAAGTCCAAGGCGTCCGCTACCTTCGTGGAGTGGACCGTTGACAGCCTCTCGGCTCCCGTCACCACGGGCGTTGCGGAAGGTTCCGATGTCACGGTGTTCACGGACAAGTTCGCCAACCGCGCTCGTCTGGGTAACTACATCCAGAAGTTCCGCCGCGATTACATGGTGTCCGACCTCCAGAACGCTGTTGATAGCGTTGGTCCCGCCAAGATCGCTCAGGCTGAGGCGAAGGCTGTCCGCGAAATCAAGCGCGACATCGAAGCGACCCTGATCTCCAACAACGACCGCACCGTGGAAGATGGTGCTGGTACGCCCTACGGCCTGCGCGGCCTTGGCGACTGGATCGACTCGGCTGGTCCGGCGGATGTTCCGTCCACCTACCGCACCCCGGCTGGCTCCATCCACGCCTCGGGTACGTTTAACGAGACGGTGTTCAACAACCTCATCACCTCGATCTACCGCGTTACGGGTACGTCGAATGGTCTGACGCTGGTTGCTGACACGGCCCTGCGCCGCGTCATCAGCGACTTCGCCCGCACGTCGGGTAGCTCGGACTACTCGGTTCGCCGTGTGGCTTACGAGGGTGGCGAGGCGACGATCAAGCTGTCGGTCGAACTCTATGAGTCCGATCATGGCATCGTCTCCATCGTGAACATGAATCCGGATTGCGCTCCGGACACCACGAACAAGGACACGGGCTACCTCGTGAATCCGGAGTTCTACGGTGTTGCGGAACTTATCCCGCTCGGCTCGACCCGTCTGCCGAACCTCGGCGGTGGCGAGCGCGGTTATGTTGACTGCGCGATGACCCTGCTGGTCAAGCATCCCGGTGCGCATGGTAAGATCACCACGCTCAGCTAAACACTAACTAGGAGTCTACTCACATGGCTAAACTTACGATTAACGAAGCAGCGGCG